ATGCGACCGGATCTAGTTTCTCTAGCATAGCGAATAGACCTGTCATGGTGCTGTCATCACCTGCCGCCTTGGCCGCACTTGATTCGTATGAAGGTTGCACTAGGTCTACTAGGCCAGCAGGTAATCCTGCATTCTTAAGCGATGTGCCTACGTTATCCCACAGCGTCGAAGCGCCAGTGTATGCATCTGCAAGACCTTGATCACCGAATGATGCCTCAGACGCCCTCAAATCCGCTATAGCGCGTTCTTCTGGTGTTATGTCCCATTGGGCTTCTGATGCTCTAAGATCGCTCACAGGATCTGCAAACGTCTCTCCTGCCGCTAATGCCGCCGCTAGGGTTCCGTATGTCTTCTCCAGCTTCATGTTGCGCTCGATGGCTTTGGATGCCGAGTCAATTGCCTCCTGATCCATTACCTGAATAGTGGCGTTATCCAACCCAGCCGTGCGATCCATAGTCGCATTCATCTTCTCATTCCTAGTCATCAGGCGAGGAGTGCTCCAAGTGCCTTTTTTCTTATTGTACTTAGACTCTGTCATGGCACCTTCAAGCTCTCTTACTAGCTTAGGGTTTTGCGCCTCCCAGCTAATAGGTACTGGATATCTAGCACCATGTAGCTCATCTGCTTTCTTGGGAAATCCTGTGCTGTAGCTGTTGTGTGTACCAAATGCATCAACCACATCCTTTTCAACATCTGGTGTCCACATATTAAAACCAGTAGCACCAGTCGGTAGGCCGTCATACATTGGATCATCGTAAACAGGCAGTGCAGTCCTTGGTTGCGGTAACCCAGCATCTCGCATAACAGGCTCGGACAATGACTTTAGGAATGCGTGACGCAATGCACCGGCGCCATACATATTAAAATCATCCTGACCCATGAGTTGCTGGAGAGCATCTTGCGACCTAATTCCAACAAACGGGTTTTTCTTTCTAGCTTCGCTACCTTGGGCTTTTAGAATCTTCTGATCCAATGTATCTAGAAGACCTTTAGGTATATTCCCCTGATTGATTAACTCATACATAAGCTCAGTCACCGGTGTGCTGAAATTTGAGCTATCTGGACCCATTAAGTTGTTTGTAGCAGTCACTGGGCGACCAGTCAGTTCAGAGATTAATTGCGCGTTACGGTGAGCGCGTTCTGCGATACCCATCTTTTCGCCTTCGCCACCCATACTCATCCAGCCAAAATCCGGATGCGTTAGTGGGAATTTACCTCCACCTTGAGCATCGACATCAACATCAAGACCACTAATCTTCTTGATTTTACCTACGTTAGACCTATCAGTCTTATAGCTGACCATCGCATTACCAGCTAGATCCTCTGGCATTACAACTGGACGCTCTGCAAGCTGAGTCTCTATGAACTTATTATCAAAGCCGCCTTCTTCAAGCATTGCTACTTGATCTTGGTACCACGGGTTCTTAATTAGAGCGTCATACCTTTCTTGGGCATTATCGATAACCGTCTTGCTCATGCTTGATCGAGGATCTAGCAGGCCCAAGCGCATTAATTTTAGTACGTTAGCTGGGATGCTCATTAGTACATATCCTCATCTTCACCGAATAGAATCTGGCCTAGCGCACCAGCACCGGCAGTTGGGATAGCTCCTGACTTAAGACGCTTGATCTTAGCGCCAGTAGCGGCAATCTTCTCAGGTGTAATCTCGAACTCTTTGTCAGGTATGCCTGCGGCTATACGCTTAAGGTAGTCGACAAGAGCTTCGTTCTCGCCACCAAAGCCGTACTGGTATGTGCCTCGGCCAGTCATAACACCGCCATCAGGCAAAAGCTCATTAGTTTTGCCGGACATTACATCTGGGTAACTGCGAGCACCTACCACTCCGTAACCATCCTTCTTAATTGCGTTCAGAATACCTTCAGCGGCTTCCTTTCGCATTTCTGGTGGCAATACGTTCAGTACGTTTAGGTTTACAACGCCTTCAAACTCCTGATCAGGTGGAGTTAGACCGGTGAAGTCTGGTGTCCAGTTGTTAGGGAATGGCTCGTATGACTTGCCTCGCAATATAGGAGTACCATGGCCTCTACCTGCACCATAATCTAGCACATCATCACCAACACCAAGGCGATCAAGTAGGCCGCGTGCCTTTTCGTATGACCCGCCAGTTGTTGCTACCTGTGTCTTCTGTGCATTAGATAGATCGTATAATAAATCGCCTATCTTCTCGGCGGCTTTGCTGTACTTGCCCATTACGCTATACCCTGTATATTTCGTTTAATAGCGCCACCCTTCCAAGAGTTACGCTCTCTGTATCCTACTGCCAAGTAACGGAATGAGTCCGCTGGATGGCTCGACCAATCGTGTTCAGGTCTGCCTTTCCATGTCATGCGCTGGTCATCGTATTCTCGATGGTATGCTCTGAGGGCTTCTACTAGATGGTCGCACTTCTCGGCATCGAACCAGCATAACGGTAACATGGACCGTACAGCTTGAATGCCATCGTCTACTTGAAGTTGAGGTGCGATGGTGATCGGATTAATTCCTAGAGATTGTAACGTCTCGTAGCGTGATTTACCACTACCTAGCTCCTTGACCCTAACGTCATGCGGCAGGATGTGCTGATCGTATCGATAGCCTTTCTCCTGTAGTACACGAGCATAGTGATCCAGACCTACACCTGAGTTCTCGTAGAAGTCTATGATGCGTACCTCTGAGCCGTGGAACTGTGCGAACGTAATCGCTGTACTGTCACCTATACCCAAGTCCCATGCAGTCACTACTGGTAGTCGTCTGTCGTATGGTACTGCCGTGATACGACCATCTACACGAGCGTCACGCATTTCTAGGTTGTAGTAAGCACCATCATGGTGGGTTAGGAACGCACCTTCCCAGATATGCTCATATGAGTCTGGACGCTTATTGAAATCTTCTAGCCTTTCTTGGTTCAGTACATCTGGGAACTTTGGGTTGTCTGACCAGTTCATCTCGATGATCTTGGCGTTATCTGGTGTGTTCTCTCTAAAGCGCAGATGTGTGGCTGATAGCTTTGACTCTGGGTTGTAGCTGATCCATATCTCAGAACCCTCTTCACGGATTGTAGGTATAAGTTTCATCCATGCCATCTCTGACACTGATTCGGCCTCATCAATCCATGTTAGCAGTATGCGAGCCTTTGACTTGATCGAGTCTAGGTTACGGCGCAGACCGGCAAAGGTATAACTAACTAAACCATTCTTGGTCCGTATGTAGTTCTGTCCGATGTCGTAGTAGTTAGCCAGAAACGGCTGAGATAGGATGGCCTGCTTGACCTCCTCAAATGATGAATCAGATAGCGAGTTCATAAACTCACGAGCGCAGAGTATAACTCCACCTCTACCATCCTCTGCCAACCTGTATCCATACACTGCCGACATGAGGGCCATACTCATAGTCTTACCAGATCCACGACCGCCATGAGCGATGCGATATCTAGCCTTACCTGCAAACAGCTTACGCATCTTAGGTGGAATCCAGACCCCAGCCTGATGTTCCTTTAGATCGTCTTGCTTGATGACCTTACTCATCTTCTTCATCCAGACCAATGAATACAATCTCAGTAGGCTTCATACTGCCGTCAGATGATGTCATGTCGATCTGGTCCTTGTATAGGCCAGCAACCTTGCCTCGGTTCTCTTCAGCCTTGATAGCCGCGCTATACTGCGTAGCCTCTGTTGCCAGATCTCGCAACCTTGCCATCGTCTTTAGATGACCCTCAAACGTACACCTAGCAGACTCAACCACTGGAGCCTTAAGCTCCTCTAGTCTTAGGGCAATCTTAGGGTTTGCTAATAACCTGTGAGCCTCAACTGAGATAGCATTATTGCTCATATTCTCGCAGTCATATGCTCGCTTGTATGCGGCTATGGCAGTACGCTCTTCTAAGTGCGCTATACAGAATGCTTCTTGCTTTGGGGTTAAATCGCTCACGTTGCCTCCTAGTGCCTAACAGCGTCCCAAGATATTTGCAAGCATTGTAACAGAAAAGCCCGCATTAGCGAGCCTTGTTCTTCCAGTGTC